ATCTAACATTGCCACACAATTAGAGTAACATGTATTAAAATTTTTTATTCTTATGTTGTCTGCTCTTTCTTTACCATTTACTATTTCTTTTTGTTTACGTTTCCATTCAGGGTCAGCTGCTCTTTTTTTAGCTGCATCATTTATGCCTTTAATCCAATTAGGATTCAAAGACCTTTTTTTAATCATATCTCTATGCTTAGCTAAATTATTAGGGTCAGAAAATCTTTTCTTTTGTATCTCACTATTCATAGCACAAAACTCATCAGCCCTTTTTACTCCTCTATTTGTAACAGGTTCCAACCTTACATTAAAAGTATTGTCTTTATATATTTGACACCAATATAATTCCCTTTCGTTCAATATATTTATTTCACAATATTCTACTGGTTCAAAAATAAAATCTTCTATTGGATATTTTTTTGCATAGTTATACAAATGCCTATTTATAATTCTTTTAGGATTAATAAACCAATTTCTATGGGCTTGCAATCTTCTTTCTAAATCATCAGATTGACCTATATAAGTCTTGCCTGATTGAATATGTACTATTTTATAAATTCCAGACTTCATGTTTAAACGTATTTAAACACAAATATAATAGATAAAAAAATACCCACCAAATAAATTGGCAGGTATTTTCTTTTTTTTATAATGTATTGAAAATCAACAATTTACACGCCAGCAAAAATCGCATACTGATTTGCCGCAAACGTTCTTACTCCTGGGAAAGACAACATTGAGATTGTCTTTTGTGCAGTTGTAGTTTTGTTGCTTGGAGCCAACATACCTGTTTCAGTAGTTAATACTCTTTGTCCATTAACCTCTTGGAATACAATTTGGAAAGAAGGGAATTGTTTTCCGGTCTTAGCATCATTGTTAATCTTTTGAGGAATCAAGAAACCATAGTTTCTCTTTTCAGGAACCTGACTACCTGGATTAATTTGGTATACAGCTTCAGGAGAGAATCCATTGTTTAAGAAGAAGTGGAAAGTGTACCCATCAATAGAGAAGCTATTGAAACCGTAAGCTACAGAAGCCTCTTCGTTACCACCTACAGAAGCGTAGCGGATAGCACCATTGTTATATTTACCAAACAATAAGTCATTAACGGCTTGTCTTTGATAGATATCTTGTAACCAATGATACTCACCTGCACCTCCGTAGAAGTTAAAAGTACGAGTCAAAGTGTGGATATCAGATATTGCAGGTCCAGCAGAAGCTGTGTACTGAATAGTAGAACCAGCAGCAGCAACACGAGGAATAACTCCTGTAGTACCAACTGAACCACCATAAGAACCTAAGTTGTCAATAGTAACACCCTCAAGCATTTTAAACCAAGCCTGGTTCATGTAACGCTTGTTCATGTCATCCATTGCAAGGTAGTAGTAGTAATATTGTCCATTACCAAAATCAACCTCATTCTTTTCAATATCTGCACGGTCTGTAATTGTATAGTCATCACGATGTTCAGTAGTTGTGTTGGTAATCTTATCCAATAAAGGAGAGATACCATCTAACACAGTTGATTGCTCACCGATGTTAACCGCACCACGAAGTAACAAGAACTCACCTGCTAACAAGTTTGCAGAACCTGCTGATACAAAAGCATCAGTAGAACGAACTGGTAAAATAGTAGCTGTGTGAGCGTTAGCTGTTCCTTTGTTGATAGCTGTAACTTGTCCTTCAATACCTGAAGTCATAATACGAACCACCTCACCTACGCGGATTGGAGATTGAGTACCAGAAGAAAAATAAGAACCTGAACCTAAAGTTATTGTTACAGCAGCACCAGCAGAAGGAGCTGTGATTTGTGCGTTAACAGTTACTGATTGGTGAAGTCCTCTTTTCTCATAGTGGTAGAAGCTTCTGTTGTCAGACTTTGCTTCCATTACTGAGTTACCTAATGCCATTTGTACAATCGCATAGTTTTCAGCACCATAGATTCTAACCAAGTTCTTTTCAAAAGAACGGTCAAAGATGTTTAAGTTGTTCAACAGCGTCCTATTAGTTGCTGATGAAGCTATCCCATTAGGAGTAGGAGTTGATGGAAAAGTATTTGTAGCCATTTTATTTTATTTTATAATTGTCTTTGTTTATGCCCCATAAATAGTTGGTCGAAAAGATTCTTCTCCTCGTCCGCAGCACTAGGGCGATAGGTGCCGCTTTGTTGAACGTCTGTTGTAATATTTTTCCTTTGCTTCAACATTTCAATTCTTGTTTGATTAGCCGTTTGACTAATAACAGATTGAATTATCTTATCAAAGTTATCAGCAATATACAAGTCTTTTAAAAGTTTGTCAGATTGATACTTACCGTCTTGGTAGTACCTCTCTGCATAATAATCTTGCAAACCTTCAGCAGCATCACGGTATATTGAAATTTCCTGCGCAGGGATTTCAAACTTACCATTGATGTTTAAACTTGCTTTGTCGTCCTTCCAATTAAATTGTAAGGCTCCCAAACGATTCTCTACACCATCTAAACTCTCTAGAAATCTCTGCCTTTCTTCTTGGGCTTCAACGTCTTGTTGAGGTTCATTCTGTTGTGTAGTTCTTTCGTACTGCGGAAATTTAATATCCTCAGACATCCTTTCAAAAAACTCTCTTGCCTCAGATACGTCATTTTTGATTTTCTGAGACAACTTTTTTTGTTCTCTTCTAAGTTTGGAATCGTCAAACGCAAACTCATCAATAGAATATTTTTCTTCGTACTCTGCCTGTATATCTTCGCTATCAAACTCTGGGTTTTGAAACTTGATATAAGACTTTAATACGTCTTCATCTGGTTTATTTTTAATCTCATCTGCTACCTTTTTATTATAAAGTATATCAGCAACCTCGTTAATCTTTCCTTCAGCAATGAGATTATATAATGCTTCTGATGTTTCATTTTCAAATTTTAGTTCCTTAGCTCTTTCAACCTGTAATGCTTCTCGCAACTCTTCCCAAGATGAAAACTCCCCATCAGTTCTTTGTTTAATAAAATCATCTTCATCTAAGACTTCATCATCACTAGACTCTATGACTTCATTATTGACATCTACTTGTGTACCCTCTATCTCCTCTAATTGTTCGCTTGATAATGTTTTAGCAAACTCTTGCAATGGGTCTAAATCTTCCATTGGAGTCTGTACACTAGGTTGAACTTCAGTAATTGCAACATCTGCGTTTACGGCAGTTGTAGTATCTACTGGATTTAAAGAAGTCGTTTCTGTTAAAGAACTATTGCTTGCTTGTTGTTCAGCGGCATATTGCTGAACCAAATCTGTGATTTCCATATATTGTTTTTGTTTTTAGGATTTACTTGTCCAAAACGTTAAGGCAAATATACAAAATTTTATATTACAAAATTTTCATAAAAGTGGCCGCCCAGGAATGGGCAGCCCTTTCAGCCATGAAAACACACATAAAGAAAGCATCTTTAAGCCATTTTTTCTTGAGACACAATACTTGCTCCAATAGTAGCAGCAGCAGAACCTGTAGAAACAGCTACAGTTAAAATGTCCTGTTTGTTACCTTGAATAGTATTATATAATGGGAAGAAATTTGATAAGTCAATTTGCAACAACCCTGAACCACCAGCAGGAGCTAAAAAAGAATACACAACTTCTCCGCCTGTTAAAGCAGTTGCTACTACATCTCTTTCAGCAAATGAATAGGTAGAACCTAGACTTGTCAAAGGAGTAAACGTAGCACCAGTTAATACCACAGGACTAGATGTTGTACTTGAAATCAACTCTACAGTACATACCGCAGTAGATGAAATATTCAATTGTAAAGGAAGAATCAATCCTCTGTTAATTAAACCAATAACATAACTATTCCCAGAAGCTGAAGCTGTTGTAGCACCTCCTGTTACAATATCTGCAATAGTTAAAACGTTTGCTGTGTTGCTTAAAATCCTTGCAGTAAAACCTAAAGTAGAGTTATAAAAAAATCTTCCTTGCCATTGGTTTACAGTCCAAGGAGTTCCTGCTACTGTAACTGAACTTGTTGTACCTGATGTAATTGCTGAACTTGCTTGAGTATACTCTAGTGTTCCCATTACACGATTACGAACCGATAACACAGGATACCTAGTTGTAGTAGATGATACAGTTCTTTGAGGAGTTCCTAATGCCATTCCATAAGCATATGTAAAACCTCTTTGCTCATCTGATTGACCTTCAACCATTACTGATACACCCCAATGCGTCATTGTTGTATTAGAAGCAGTAACTCCCGTATTTCTTAATTCATATCTAACAGGAAGGTTTCCGGTTCTAGCCCAAGCAACTGTTTGTCCTTGTAAATTTCCAAATCCAATATTATGAACCCAATGAGTCTCACCATTAATTATTACACCAAATCTTACCATACCAGCACCATACCAAGCGTATTCAATACATAACATTTGTATGTTATACCAATTGATAGAGTTTGTAAAAGTAGAATCTCCAGCCCATGATGTTTGAGGTATTCTTAACTCTGAAATAGTTCCACCTACATCTGAACGAACTACTACATTCATTCCTGATGGGTTAGAAACAGTAGGTGTTCCTTGCTCAAAGAACGCTCCATTTGAATCATCAAAAAAACCTACCCTTTGATATTGATTTGAAAATGGCCCACCAAATAATATTGCTGAAGCCATATACATAGATTTGCCAGGCTGATATCTATGGTAGGGTCTTGATTGACGTATAGCTATATCTCCTGATGAAGTAGTAACAGTCATACCAACTCCTCCTTGATTAGGCTGAGCAGCAATAGTAGCTGAGCCTGCTGTATAGCTTTCCCAACGAAGTGGTTGACTTCCATACTCAAAATCAGCATCGTAAATGTTTTGATGTCTAGTAATTTTTAATCTACCAAAAACATCCATGCTTTTTTTAGCATCAAAATTTCCTAATCCTAAACTCATGGTTTTTATTTTTTATTGTTCTTCTTGTTGTTGCCCTTGTTGTTCTTGTTCTTGTTGTTGTTGCTGAGCTTGTTGTTGTTCAGCCTCTTGTTGTTTCTGTTGCATCTTCTCCTGTACCGCACTTCCTAAAATAGAATCAGCCATTTGTTTAATCTCATCCGGTAATGGTTGTCCTGTTTTTAAAGACTCCATATACATGCTAGTAGCAAACTTAATTAACTCCAAATCTCTATCAGAGTCTCCCTTAGTTTTGTTTACCGCCATCTTACCCTGAGATTCTAGTTGACTTAACTGAGCGTCCTGTTGCATTTTTTGCTGAGACACTTGTTGTTGTATCTGCGCATTCATTTGACTATTCTTCTGCGCATTTTCTTCAGCATCTTTCTTAGCTCTCTTCATACTTTTAGCCAAGTACAACTCAGCTAACTTAACGTCTTCAATGTTTTTAATCTTAAAGACTTGTTCGTAACTAATAGCACCTGATTGTAAAGCCTGCATCATTAAATTATTTAACTCAGCTTTCTTTTGTTCATCAGGAAGCATTTCTACCTTCACATCAAAAGTCATATCTAAAAGACTCATATCATAGCCTTCCATTTCTTTATACTTAGTAGCTTTGAATACAACGCTATCCCATAACATCATAGCTACCTTTTCAGATGTCTCTTCCATTACACAAGTAAAAGCATCATAGATATATTCAGTAGCACTATTAGAACTTTGTATCTGTTGTTGCATTACTCCAAGGCCAGTCTTTACAGGTACACTTGAACCATCTCTATACTCAGAGATACCCATTTCTTCTCTTAGTCTATCTAAGTTAAAGTTGTATTGACTAATCAAAGTATTTAACTGAGCTACGTTTCCATTGTTTGGAAGTTGCTGAATAGGGAAAGCTTTAGGTTGCCCATCGTCCCCTGTTGAATCCCAAAACACTCTACCTGTCTGGTCGTATATCTTCATTAGTTGTAAAGGCTCAACAGAATTACCTGTGCCTAAATCAACATCTCTAAATCCTGAAATGTCTACAGAGAATCCATCTGGCTTCATTAAAGCAATCAACTGTTGCATCTTCATTCTGATAAGAAGCATTGCCCTAATTGGCCCCATAGCTTTCTCAATCATCGAAGGTAATAAAGCTCCTGTAGCATTTGGACAAATAATAGAATAGCTGAACATAGCATCTACGCCATTATTATAAGGACGTATTGTATTGGAAGTTAAGTCCCATTCCAACATGATATCAGTATCGCATACCCAAGCTCCATGATAGATGTTCATCATCTTATCTTCAATAACTTCTCCTGCTAGCTCTTGTCCTGCCGGAGCCATTGGCTTACCTTGTTTAGGTATAGCAAGTACATTGCCATATTTGTTTTCTGTCTTAACAGTATATTCTACGTCTACAGTCTTTACTTCAAAGTCGAAAACCAATACCGCGTAATCATCATACGGTCTGAGTTCGGTATATTTGTATGAATCTTTCCAATAAAGGTTTTCAGGTCTTTTAAGTTCTCTAGAAGCTTTCTGCGCCAACTTAAACAAAGTCTCTTCATCAAGATTGTATTTTTTTCTTATTACAGAAATCTTCATTGGGTTAACATACCCTATGTAAGCCAAGTCTTTACCGTTGTCTGTTTCAAAAACATTGTAAATTAAATTCTCAGGCTTGATTCTTTTAATCCTAATGTTATGGTTGGCATCAAAGTAAACTTTAGTAGCTGCAAAGTTACAGTCTATAATATCTCTTAGAAGCGTTCTTTTTAAGACTCCGTAATCATTTTCGTCCAAGATTTTTTTAATCTTAGTTTCAAATAATATCTCTTCAGGTAGTCTGTATTCTAAATCAAAATATAAAGCAATGTCATCTTCGTCTTCAGGCATAAACTTTTGAGACTCAATCTGATGTCCTAATTCTTTTTCAATAGCTTCTATCTGTTCCTTATTCTTCATACGGAACATGGCTTCTTGTTTTTCCATATCCTTAATAGAATCGCTCATATCATCCGTAGCTTTAACTACAGGCTTCTCTCTTCTTGATAAATATGTTCCAAGTAATATCTCTACAAACTTAGGTGCAATCTTAATAGTACTCCAATCTAAATCTACATATGTCTGGTTACCCTCTACCCTCAGCAAGTCCATAAACTCTTTCATAGAGTTTGTCCCCATTGAAAATTCTCTGTTAGCTCTCCACACTCTGTAACGCTTGCCGTAATATCCATCCGAGTTTCTATCAGCAGAATTAAATATACCTTTAGCTACTTGCAATCCATAATCCTTCTTCCTTTTTTGTGAAGGTTTGTCCATGTGCATTTGCAAAAGCCTGTCTATACTAGAAAACATATTCTTGTGTTTAATACAAATGTAACATTTTATTTGGACTTTGAACCCCAGTTAAATATTAGTTTAATATACCATTCGTCTACTATTCTATTCTTTTTAATCCAAGATGATACTATCTCAATTCTTTTTCCTTTATCTTTTGGCATAATAGTATAGCCTGTATCCCAAAATGGTTTCATTAGTTTGCGGTATCTATCAGCCCTGTTTTTTAATTCTTCTTCTGAGTACTTGCCAGGCTTGTCTGAAATCTCTTTAGCTTCTTTTACTTGGGTAATGTCTTGTTTAATTTTAGCCATATTAAAGAACATCCTCAATGTATTCTTCTCGTAGTACTCTACTACCTCTCTACCCTTGTCTAGTAAATAATAAAAACCTTTGCCGTCCTTACAGGCTAATCCCATACCTATAAGTATGTTTACATCAGCATGTATTAAAGTGTGAGGCACTCCTAATTGTTTAAAGTCAGATTGAACCTTTTGTATAGAAGTAAAATTCCTTTCATACATATAGAATAAAATTAACATCCTTTTGACGTTAAGTTTCTTAGGCAATGGCTTCATTATCTTATGAGAGATAAATCCTAAATACATTATCCACTTCCTTCTTCTTAGTTGGTAGTGCATATTTTTAATGTAGGATTCTCTTTTCTTAATGATGCCTTCTAAGTGCTTTATTCTTTCTCTGTAGGGGGCTGATAAAGTTCTTTCAAGCGCATCGGTGTTAATAATTGCTGATATATTAACTCCTTTACTTTGGCTTTCTATTTTCATTTATGAGTTGTTCTATTAATGGAATGCCTTTCTTTTCGGCTTCCTTTGCTTCATCTTCATCCATTTTAAGATAGTTAACCCTTAACCAGTTCACAGAGTCTACCATATCCTTTAAGCTAGAAGTTAACTTTTGAAACCTTTCAAATGTCTTATCATCACCATTTAAGTCAAGAGTAATACTATTTAAAGAAATAGATAGTTCGTTTATCTTCCTGTTAAGGGCAAAGAATAAAGCATACATACCATCGCTCTTGTATAATAATAGTTCTTGTTTTATTGTTTCTAATTCAGACATATTGTAGCATTAAATTTTTCTTCTGTGTTTATAAGATGTATAGAGAATTTGTTTTCAAGCACTCCATTATAAATACTGTCTATCTCTTCTTCTGTTAATGGTTCTACTAAGTCTCTAATGATATGATAATAAACTGCATCTTCCGGTTCATACTCTTTTGCAAAGTCCTCTATACAATCAAAGCTCTCTCCAAACAAAATCATATCGTATTGCTTGTCAAAAAATAATACAACTCCAGAACTTACTAAGTATTCTTTTTTCAAATACTTAATAGGACTTAAGTCTATTATAAAATTTCTAGCATTTGTCAGGTTAATTATTAGTGCTTGACTCATTGCCAAATTTAAGACACTTTATCAAATACTCCAAGCACATCATCTTTCCAAATTCTTATTGCTTTTTTTTGCTGATTCTTAAAGTGATACACTATCTCATAATCAGAATATTTGTAACAAAGAACTCTATCTCCTGGTTGAACATCATCATAGTCTTCAGGGGTAGATACAATATCAAAGGTAGTTTCCATAGTCTCTTCAAATGGAACGTGTAAGGTTGATTTGTTTTCTTTCTTAATTCTTTTGGCAATTAGATTACCATTCAAAGGTATAGGCTCTCCTGTTTCTTTATTAATCTTTGCATATACTGTTCCATCAAAATGAATAGCTAGAATAGTAGATTGGTCTGAGTAGTCTGTTTTAATAATCTGTCCTTCGTTAGTAAGTACGTTGTGGTGTACTATAATTAAGTCTCCAACCTCTACCGTTGATATCTCATCTCCCACACTCAGCACTTCACATACGGTAGGATTTATTTCACGACTATTTTCTCCGTACTTACGTCCTATATAGAGCTGAATCTTTTCTCCGTTAGGCCCATCAATAACATGTGTTTCTTTTTGCTCGTTGTATGACTTTACAACAAGTTGCTTTCTTTTTGCTTTCATGGTTTATTTTTTAGTTGATTTTCCGTCCTTCCCGTTTCTAGCCCTGTTTGTGCTTTGCGATTCGCGAACCAAAGAACCTGACTTAGTATGTGATGCATCCTTGCCATCTTTATTGCCGTAGGTTCCTGCTTCTCTGTTAGCTTTATTAAGCTTCACCCTATACTTCTTTCTTTCAGGAGTAGCGTGGTATTCTTTATTGTAAGCGTTCTTTTTCTTACGAGCTTCAGGGTTATTCTGA